ACCGCTAGCATCACGACCCATTTTAATATATTGGGTCTGCATTTTCTTAACACGTTCTTCGGCTACCTTGCCAATTGTGTTAAACTCTTGTTTAAATAATCTTCCAAATGTTTTTGTAGATCCGCCTGCAAAACGGAAATACTCACGCATTGAGAGTTTATTAGTCTCTAATGCATGAGTAAAAGATTCCGTAGAACTTCTTACCAACCCCATCTGGGCATTAAATTTCCCAGTTGCATTTATAGCATTTAAAAGGTTGGTCTGTAAACTTTTTTGAGCGGCTGCTGCGGTAGCGCTATTTTTTGCTACAGATGAATGAAAAGTTGCTAATTGACGTTGGAGATTTTTAAGTTCTGCCAGTGCCGCTGACGTATCAATATGTACGCCAATATTAGCATTTACATCAGCCATTCATTTACACCTCTTTTATTATTTAGTTGTTTGCAAGCACTGTGTTTAAAAGAGCGTTTGCATCTGCTAATTTAACTCCAGAAGCGGCTTCAATAACTTTGTAAACTGTTGGAAGGTCTAGGACCTCTTCTAGTTTAGCAATATCTTTAGACAGGTCTGGATTGTATTGTTCCATGGCAATTTGTACGCATTCAATAAGAAGAGTCATTGACTTCTCATTATCCTCTGCTACCCCTGCCACCTGCTCAAACTTCTTCATAAATGGACGAAGCAAAGAAATTTTAAGTGGACGTACCTTAATCTTTGTGCCATCCATGAGAACAAGTTCTTCACCCTCATGTACTGTTGTTGCCATTGTGTATCCTCCTATATAGGCTATGTCAATTATAGCATAAGGAGACTATTTTCTTAGGTCTTCGTAATCCAAACCTTGTCCTATGCCAAACCCTGCTTTTTGTGCATTTATACCTTGTAAAGCCAAAACATCATTGCTATCATTTGTCTTGCCTTTACTAAATACTCTGGCTTTCATGTCTTCCCATTCTTTTTGACCTTTATCTTTATTTGATTCTTTATCTAGGTCTACCCCCTGAATTGCAGCCAAAAATTTCTTTTCTGTATAATCTAATTCTCTAATTACCTCTAAAGTTGCCATGAGTTCTGGCATTGATAAAGATATTTCTAGTTCTTGGTAATCTTTCCAAATACCCAGCAAAAATACCTCTGCCTCTAATTTTGCAAGATCTAAAGTCTCCCAAGTTTGACCACTACCAATTGCCTGATCTTTTACTGGTTCCTCTGATTTTTTATTAATTTTAATACCAGCAGCAGCATCTAGTACCTTATATATAGTTGGCATGTCTACATTATCTTCAATATCTTTAACAGTACCAGAAATTTTAGGACAGTACTGTTTCATACAAACTCTGACACATTCTACTAATACCTCAATTGCCTGATCGTCGTTTTTAGTATTTTTAATATTACCAAAGGCTATCATAAATTCACGAAGGTATTTTATTTTTAATGGTATTATTTCTAATTCTGTTCCATCAAATAAATATGCTGTTTCACTTTTATATATTGTAGTTGCCATATAAAATCTATTCTATCATAAAACAACAAAGCCCACATCCGAAGACATGGGCTATGTAGAATAGTTAGACTATTAAGACAATAGGTCTCCGAAGGTACGATCAACGATCTTACCGTATGAGCCTGAAGTATCTTCTGGTAGCAAACGGAATGATACTTCAAACATTGAAGCCTCATCACGCTTTGCTGAAACTGTTACGTTTTCAATTGACAAAGCACGATATGCTGTATAAACACGTTCCACGAATGGAGAGTCAATACAGTCACCTGTGCCAGGTCCTACTGCAACAATTCCACGCTCTACTGGACATTCTCCGATATCTCCACCTGATAGGTTTAAAACCTGTCCTGCGTTAGATGCCTTTGATCCAGATAGTTCGTCTGAGTTAAATGCTAGAGCCAAAAGAAGATTCTCAAGGGTAGCCTCAGCAAAAGCAGTTGCAAGATTTACCTGCATGCCTTGCTTGTAAAGTTTAGCAACGTCAAGAATTTGGTCAACCTGTACTTCACCGAAGTCTGGTTGGAACTGTAATTCAAGACCGTTCATGGTATAACCTACGTTTGTATAACCTGCATCATCAGCAAGGGTTTCCTTGAATGATTCTTCAGTGTCAAAACTTTCCAGAGTGCCTGGAGTTAGGGTTGTGTCTGCAACAAAAAGTGCTGCAGCGCCAACGATAATGTTGGTCGATGTTCCACGACTGTATGCCATTTATTCACCTCTTTCTATAGAAATAGATATTAAGTTGTTTGGCGTTTGTTTCCTCATGTTAATTATAACACCGTTTTATGTGTATCTTTCTAATGCCCCGCTTGTATGATAGTCATACTCTATTACAAGTTTGTTGAGTGCAAGGGTTCTGGCAGAGGCTAATTCTAGGATATCCCTACTTTCGTCTGCTTGATAAACCTTTATATTATGAAAAAATACATTTTTAGGGATAGCATTGCCGCTTTCATCAAGAATGTCATTTTGAGATATCCAGAGGTTTAGGTCTTGAGCAGCGGCATCCTCTCTATCTAAGCATTCAATAATAACCCTAGTAGTATCAATTAGTTTAGAAAGATTTGGACTATAAATAAAATATATCAATTGCTCTCTTTTATGTCTGTAAAATGTCGTTGGTCTAAATCTAATAAGCCTATCAAATATAATAACTGTTGTATCTGGATTATTTCTGATAAATGGGATGTCATTATAAATACCTTCGACACTATCAGGAACCTGTGCTGGAAAAAATGGTTGAAATGGTTCTGGTCCAGTTGGCATTAAGCCAAACTCTTTTAGTTCACTATTAACAAAAGCATTTACAAAAGTTGGTGGAAAACCAGTTTGATTTAATACATCTAATACCATAATACTATTCTACACCAATCTTTGCATTAGCAATCCATTTAAAGCCAGTATCAACACCTTTAGATCTGCCCATTCTAGAACCAACTTTAATATTTTTCTTAAATATTGTTGGTTTTTTAATATAGTCGTATATTCCACTAGCCCTTAAAAATGATTGCTTAAAGTATCTTAAAATAAACTCATCCATAATTCTTTCAAACGAACCCCTTGCCTCACTTCCTCCAGGATTAGAAACAACTACTGATTTTTTGGTAAACACTGTTTGTCCACCTTCATTAAATACCAACACTGGAGATCTTGTAGGTTTGATTTTAACTGGAATACCATCTTCCATGATTTTTGCTTTATTATAAAATGGCACGTTAGAATCTTTTTTAACAGTTTTTGATTGTTTAAATTTTGAATTAATACTTAATCCTAAATTGCTGACGGTGTAATTAATATCAAACAATCTTGCACTAGGGCTTCCAACTTGATACCACTCATAAACATGCTGAAGTGCTGCTGGATTTCCTCTTGCTGAAACATCTACATACCTAGCCATTGCCTCTATTGTTCCTGCACCTAGGTTTTTTAAAAAAACAGTTTTACCTTTTTGAGCACCATCTAAAAATCCAAAAGCGTATTGAACAATGTTGTTCATCTGTTTGTTAAAGCCTTTGGTATTTGTTGTAATTATCATTAGTCTGTTATAGTTTGATTTTCTGTTCTACGCAATAATATTTTAAAGTATTCAACTGATCCAAATGGCCCACTAAAAGGATCTACTGTTGCTACTTCATAAATAGTTCCACGTCCAGATCTTGGTCCTGCTGTTTCTTTATAAATAATTTCGTCATTAGCATTGCGAATGTTTGTAACTAAAATGTTAGTGATTGCATTATCTGTTTGAGTTGAGGATGTTCTAGGATCTGTTTTTGTTCTTGCTATTAGTTTGTTTTCATGTTGTAAAAATGCCTCTGGCTTAATTTGTTCAGTGCCCGCTCCTCCTATAGAGGTAGCATTACAGATAATAGTTCTATCATAAAACCATTCTCTAGTTGCTTGTCCATATTGTGTTTGAGTTATAATGGGATAATATAAATCAGCCTTCATTGGATAAAGAAAGTCTGTTGTTGTACAGTCTTCCACTATAATACTCCTGGACGGATAATCGTTTCTTTGTATTTATCTAGTATTTTGTCTACTAATATATTTCCAGTACCATCAATTAAACGTTTATCGTATTCAATTTTAAATTGATCAGTGCTATAGTTTTTAATATATCTTTTGTAGTAATCTAATTTTCCACATTTAATATCATCTATTAACATTAATGTTGCGTCTTGAATATCATAGGGAACAACTTTGTATCCAGTTTCTAATAATAAAATATAATCTGCTCCTTCAGAAAATGCAACTCCAGGAACAACGGTCTGCGTGTTTCCACTATCCTCTGTATCAAACATACTAATAGAATCTGATACGCCTAATGGAATACGAGCATACCTTCTTTCTGCACGATTTACAGCATCAACTGCCTCTAAAGGATCTTTTGTAATTGCTGTTTTATCTTTAGTAATTAAAAATGTATATTCTACTAACTCTGGTCCATCTACGTTATCTATATCATAAACTAATTGTGCATTTTCGTATACTTTTAAAATTTTATGAGTTTTTTTCCAAAGAGGTAGATAGTCATTACCTTGCCCAACTACTTCTAAATATGTTCTATCATAATAAAATCCGCCAGTTGCAGCATCAATAATGGCTCTTGCTAAATTTTCATATCCTTTGTAAAGGGCAATATCTGTTGCTGTTGCAGATGTAGCCAATGAAATTGGATCTACATATGGTCTCATAATTTCTAAATTATCTTGTACAACAACGTCGCCACGAACAAGTGTTTCCCCTGAAGAGCCACCATCTTCATAAATAGTTAATGCATAGGACTTATCGTACTTAACAAAATCATCACCTAAAGAATAAATTATTTGCTTACTAGCGTTAGAAGATACAGACTCTTCAATCTCTGTTAACTCTGCAACGTTTTCAATAACTAATATGTAATCTGCGTTAGCATCTGGAACTGTATAAGTTACAGAAAGTGGATATGGTGGAAGACGTAATATTTGCATTTTTATTTACCGTAATATGATGCTACCTCTTCAGGTGGTGCAATTCTTACCAACCTGTGGGTTAACCATTTTTCGGATGCCTCCTTTGAGACTATGTTGTATCCTACCTTAAGAGCACCTAGGTTATCCATGTGTAGGTTTCTTTCTGAGTATAACGCTATTTTATTTGTCATGCTTTTTGTCTTGCCTGCTTCTTGAACTTGCTCTTCTGTTTTCTTTGGTGGAATCCAACTAGCCAAAATTTCTAAAATTTCAAGTTTAGTTTTTGCTTCAAATAGTTCAATGTTATTTTTCTTTGCATATGCTTTTAATGCCATTACGGTTTTAGTTGATAATTCCTCTATTGTTAAATTCATAATTCTCCTATGCTTATTTGTAATTATACCAGAATAAGAATAAGGCGGGTAGTTTTTACGCTACCCGCCCTAATATTTGATCTTTTAGATCTTAGGAATCAGCGCTATCTGAGTCAACATAAGCGACTGCATCTAGTTCTTCCCATTGGATACCAAAGCGTACAAATACTGTGTACTCAATTGTATCTTTCTTTGGCTTGTATTCACGGTTTACAGTGATGTCTCTTTGGAAACCCCATACACGGTTCTGAGGGAATGTCAAATCGACATAACCTGCAGGGTAGTAAGGAACTTCAAGAACATCTACACCAAGTACACGAGTTGTACGTGAGTTACCTAGTGTTTGTGCTCCGCCATCAAGGAATGCTTGACGGTTTGCCTCAGTGCTTCCTGGACGGTTAGCAAATGCTTCTGCAACTGCATCAGCAAGTGTACCGTTGTTACGAACAATACCAGCAAAAGCATCAGTACCTGCGTAGAACTTAAGATTGCTCTTAAGTGCACGATACTTACGAGGCATTGCTAATAGCAAGCCTTGCATTACTGATGTGGTGTAGTTGTTGTCTGCAACTGTTGCAGCATATTCGTGTGCATCGTTTCCGACTGTTCCACGAGTTTGCTTTACGAATCCAGCCATGATGGAAAGGAAGGCGTCTGCGCCTGTTCCTAGGCCATTAATAGCAAGGTCTTCAATATCGTTAGCGAATGCATTGGTCATTAAGCGAACTAAATGATCTTCAAGTGCTCCACCTTCAATATTGTCTTCTAGTGCTTCAGTTGATACTTCCCAGTCAAGACGAATCTTTTTGGTAGTTAATTCAACCTTTGAGAATGTTGCACCAATGTTTGTGTAATCTGGTGCTCCTTGTGCTGCTGCACGAATGACACGCTCTCCAACGTTGACCTTTTCGATCTCCATTGTGTTTGCTCTCATTGTAACTCTACGACCATCTTTAGCGAGAACTGTTGCATCCCACACATAGTCGATGAAGCGACGTGCTTGTTCTGGTGCTAGAATACCACCTGCGACGCCTGTTGGGTTTACTGCGTTTGCTCCAGTTGTTGAACCGAATGCTGCAGTTGCAGTGTTACCAAGTTGAGATCCTACAGATGATCCTGCAGCGTCTAAACCTGTTGCACTACCTACACCACCTGATACAAATGAGCCTGCTGAGTTAATTTCAGCGCCAGCACTTGCACCTGGATAGTTTTTTTCTAGGTCTTTATTTTGTTCCGACATTATTTTTCACCTCCTAGTGATTTTACCTTTTAGTTAAATAGGTCGGTTGATGTGAGGAAACGACCGCCCCATAGGGATTTTTGAACCACTTGTGGTGATTCCTGTACGATCTCGCCTAGATCGCCAGACTTGCGGAAAGCGGTGTCTTGTTCTACAAGATCTACTCGCTTGCCAAACTCGTTAAA